ATGGAATTAAGTGTAGTGCTAAGAGACGTTTCAGGAAAAACAGGGAAAGGGAATATTAAAATTAAGATTAAGAAAAAAGGGGAAGATCCCACCTTTATTCCAACTACCTATTATATCGAACCCACTTTTTTTGACCCTGATAATGGGATAATAAAGAAGGAATTCCAAGAAGCAGCAAAATGGAATTCAGATCTATTTGCTCAAAAAAGCAGATATGAGACTTATTATAAAGAACTCGGTGATTCGGTAAAAAATGCATCCGTCAAAACCTTAAAGCAGTTATTTGTCACCTACGACAATATCAATTCTAAATCCCAAGAACCTCTAAAATCTGTATCTGATTTCATTGGGGTTATCTCAAAGCAAATAGAAGACCTTAAAAATGAAGAAGCACCCGAAGAATTAAAAAGAAGCGGATATGCTTCTACCTTTGAAGGAACAAAAAACCTTATGATTGAATTTTTCAAATCCGAAATTATTCATTTCCAAAGTATAGACAGGAACGCTCTTATCCAGTTAAAGGCGTATTTCTTAAAGTACAAAGGCAAGGAAGTAACCTTTAATAAGCATCTCCGGAATATAAAGAGAATCTTTAATATTGCAATTGGAGACGGTTTGATAAGTGCCGACTTATACCCTTTCCGAAATTTCAAAATACCTTCGGATTACGACACGGAAATAAGGTGTATTGAAGCAGGTGTATTGAAACAGATTTACGATACAACGGGAATAGGGAGAGATTTTCTATTCTTGTCGTTCTTTCTGTGCGGTATGAACATGAAAGATATATTTTATATGCCATATTTTGAGAGGGGAATAGATGTAAAAAGACTAAAGACATTCAGAAAAGCCGGTAATAAAGTAAAGCTAAAACTTACACTTCAACCGGAAATAATAGAGATTATTAATCGATATGCGGATTCATCAAAAACAAGATTGATAAAAACGTTATATACGGACCGTGCAACGCTTTTACGCATAGTAAACGAAAGCATCAGAGAATCAATAGACAAAATAAATAACAAGCGCGATTCGAAGGATAAAATACAATACTTTACCTTTGCCTATGCCCGCCATTCGTGGGCCACAATTGCAGGTAAACTCAGAATACCAGACGAAACAATAGACAAAGCACAAATGCGGTCGTCGCAAAAAGTTATTGAGAAATACCGTGAATATGACTACACACAAGTAGACGAAGCAAATAGAAAAGTAATAGACTATGTATTGTATGAAAAGACCGGGGAATAGTCCCGGTCTTTTTAATTAATTATCTATAAAATTATATTCTAGCCTTTTGAGTGGTTTTGTGTTCTATCACATCGACAAAACCGAACCCCATCGCATTCCCTTGCCCAAATCCGCATTTATAACCTATTTCGATCAGGTCCGGATCACCTTCGACTTTAAATGTATAGAGAAATCCTTTAATTTTAGTCTCTGAATCCTTCCCTTCTTTTATAGTAATCAGTTTTTGTCTAATTCCAGACACAATCGTTACAGAGGTCTGAATAAAATCGTGGCGGTCAGACTTATAAAATACGTTATATTTAGAAGCTAAATTTTTGTGTATTGCAGCAGAGTAAATATCTTTATGTTCTATCGGATTTAAATGCAGACTATCCGACTGAACGTAAATAGGAGATTTGGCCTTTAGTATTACGCCTGATTTAATATCATCTTCTCTTAATACCTGTATTTCTTTTACTTTAAGATATTTACCAACATAAAATCCGGGGTTTTCAGATAATCCCCCGATAAAATCACATCCAATTTCATCTATATATGTAGAGAAAATAAATGAAATATAATCCGACAAAATATACATTCTCCTTCCTTCCAGCCTGAACTTCGGAATATACAGATTAGAAAATGTAAAAAATTTATAACGCCGATTGTCTGTTTCAGAAAATGATAACCCGGAATTATGCCAAAATTCTGCCGATCCCGAATTCGATTTATCCATAACGCGATAAATCCAGGCTGCTAAGCTGTATTGATAATTAATATCAATAAAATCTCCGGGATCGGCATTTAGGATTACTTTTATTCTCATTCCCGGATTTTTTTTATGACTTCATCAGCTATTTCGCAGGTAGAAATAGCGTATTTAGACATAAAATCAAACTCAGGCTTATCTTCTTCCCATACCTCTTTGAATTCATCCGGCCGCTTTATTACTATTCCGGATATTAATTTTGTCCTTGTCAGGATTTCAAAACAAATATCCGCCGCCTGATAAAACTCTTTCTGTTCAGGTGTTAATTCTTTCTGTTCTTCGGTTAGAGATGCACATGAAACATAATTCCCTAACAGGTCGACAATTTTTTCTTCAATTCCCATCGTTTTAAATTTTAAAAAAACAGAAGAACATTACTGTTGGCTCGATTTAAGACAATTAAGACAATCAGCCCTATATATATTTCAATTCCATTACAGTAATGTTCTTTTAAAAATCCCTTCTGCTGGTACAATTCAAGGCATAATAAAACAGCCACATACATATTTCAATTCCAATGCAGAAGGGATTACAAATATACATTATTATTTGAAATTGCAAGTAGTGTTGAAATAAAAATGTCCACTGTTATGGTTCAATTAAAATTTTCAAGAGGTTAAGTGTACCTCTTAAAAAACAAATTTCAATTCCGATTACAGTGGACACCACAAATATATAAAATCATGGAAGAAAATACACTAGTGAAGGTGAAATAAATTATTTTTTATTCAACACCTGTCAATTCGGCAATATCGTATTTTTAGGTGCTGAAAATATTTTGTAGAAAACCTAAAAAAGTTCCCAATTAAGTGCTGTATCCTTATAATTCAGAAACTTTTAGACAAGAATAAAGCCTTGCAATCGCAAGGCTTTATTTTATTATTTATTACATGGGCAGTCCGGATCATGAATCACCCCCATTTTGTAATAATTTGGGGAAAATACGATGTAATAATGCCCATCAAAATACTCTCGAGTGATGTTTTTTGAGCTTGTGGTTTGTTTACTGCATTCTTTTGTTTCAATATCTTGGTTAACAATATTACTCTCCCTGACTTGGGTATTTTGGTTACTTTCCATGTATATACGATACCCAATAAATGAGTATATTATTACAACAATTACTAAGAAAATTTTTAACTCTGTATTCATAACTTTATTTTTTTATGTCCTCAAAAACTTACGTCTATCCCTCAAAAACTTATATTCTTTTAATGGGACTAGGTAGAATTGAAACTTTTATAATATAGTAATAGTAGCTAAAAAGGGATCGTTGGGATATTGGGTCTTTAGGAATGTAAAACCATCCGACTCTACTTCACTTTTCCCAAATTCGTATTCGGGGAAAAGTGCATTCTCGTACGCTGCAAGAACTTTCTCAGCAAGTTCTTGCTCTACCTTTTCGTAGTTAACGCTATAACCATTAGCGTCATCGTCTAAAATTATCGACCTCCAGTTATTACCATCCCAGTAATTGTAGGCTAAGGCTTCTGTGTAAGCCTCGTTTTCATCACGCCAGTTTTCAACGAACTCTTTAACAGAGTTGTCTTCACTTTCAATAATATCTTCTACTGCATCCTCTTCTACCTCAAACCCTGCAACCCTTAAATCGCTCAGGAATTTTTCCCGTAGTTCGGTGCAGTAGTTGTTTTCCAGACAATAGTCCTCGGCATTTTCTTTGCCGATTTTTTGTCCAAATTTGTCATAGCATTCCGACAGGAGTGTCATTTCAAACTTATTTTCTTCGATAATATACATTCTATTATCTTCTTCATTTCTTCTCAGTACGATTAATCTTTTCATATCCTTTTATTTATTTGTTTTCAAAGTAGGTAGAATTGAAACTCTTTTTTTGTTATGCTTCTCAAAAACTTACGTCTATTCCTCAAAAACTTATATTCTTTTAATTGAACTAGGGTAGAATTAAAACTCTTTTTTATGCTCCTCAAAAACTTATATTTGCTCCTCAAAAACTTATGTCTATCCCTTTCAATTGTGTTCTTCGGATAAAACATAATATTTGTTCAAATACATCACAACGAGATATTATCTCGTTGATATTTTACTCATCTCCATAATTTTTTTTAAATTCATTATAAACCTGATTCAGATCAAACTGTTTAAGACAGTTTGCATCCTGTCCCTCATATTCACCGTAAACTCCAAATACAACCCCTTTGTAGAGCATAAAAGTAACATTAAAGTTATTTTCTCCATTACTTTCGAAATTTTCCACTTCGGTAGATTCTGCCATTTTTAATACGTCTCCATCCTTATCCTGTACAAACGGGCGTTTTTCAATACCCAAATCCTGATACATGTTTTCAGGAAACATAGTGTAGTTTTCCAAAATTTCAGCAACCTTATTACTAATTTCTATTTTTTCGTTGTTTACGAAAACTGCCTTACCTGTTTTGTAGTTATAAATTTTCATAGCCTTATTTTTATTTAAATCATGTGTTATTATTTCGATACAAATATAACATATATATTAATATCATACAAGAAAAAACAAAAATATTTTTCACTTATATGCTGAAAAATATGAAATTCTTTCCATATATACATTATTTATCTATCTTTGTCGATAATATTAAATATAACATATATGCTAAGAGTAAAAGAGATTGCAAAGGAGAAAGGAATAACCATGCAGGTGTTAGCCAAACGGATGGGAATAACACAGCCTGGTTTATCTATGCTGCTAAACCGGAATCTTACATTACAAAAGTTATGCGAAATAGCTAAGGCTTTAGATGTCCCGGTTTCTGAGTTATTTAAAGAGAAAGAAAGTAGTAGTGTCCGTATTACCTGTCCGCACTGCGGGAAATCTGTAACTTTAAAAGTAGAATAGCTGGGCTTAACCTCGCTATTCTACTTCGTCCCCCTCTTTTGTAAAGGTCTCCATTTGCTCCAGCTTTTCCCGGATGGCGATGTTTACGAATCTATTTTTATTACCTACATCCTTAAGTTTTTGCAATATATTTTCTTCTATGCGAAAACTTATCGGTAGCATCGTCTTCCCTTTCTTTCTCCCTGCCCCTGGTCTGGCTCCGCCACGTTGCTTCTTTTCTTCCATTACTTCTTTTTTTTACAATTTGTCGTAAGCATCGTTTGCTATAAAAACAGCGTCTTCAATACTTCCACCATTTTCGATAGTATCTTCGACTATTCTATCAACAAACTCGACGAAAGTTGCATAACCTTTGCCGACAGTCTTTTCTTCGTATTCTTCTTTCGTAAAATCGATGCCATCGATTACATCGTATTTAATACTTTTAGCCTCTCTATATTAGAATTCTTCTTCAAAACAGAAATTATTAAAAAAGTCTTTTTTAAAAGAATCGGTAGGTTCATCCGGCTTTTCGTCGCTTTCCCAAAATTCCTTTGTTACATCGTCGCTCCACGTTTCCCACGCTTCGTACAACATATCTGTGTATTTGTCGAAGATTTTGCATTGTTCTATATTCATACCAAAATTGTTTTCTCTTCTACAGATGTCCTTAATTTGTTCTAAAGTTTCCATATTTTTAAATTTTAAATTATTATTTATTCATTTTCTTCGATACAAAGATAAGACATTGTTTTGAATTATGCAATACTTTTTCAAAATATTTTCCATGAAATGCGTTATTTGGAATAAGTGTAAATAAAAACAACTATGTATTCGCAAGTTTTAAAGTTGTAATTTGCTTTGTTATTCTTACAAAGAAATTATCTGTTTATCGTTTTATTATATACATATTGTTTGTTTTATAAATAAAATCATATAATTTTGTTGTAAAATAAACAATATGTAAAAATGGCTGCACCAAAAGGAAATCAGTTTTGGAAATTAAGAAGTAAACATGGACGAGACAAATTATTTGCCACGCCCGATCTACTTTGGCAAGCAGCCTGTGAATATTTTGAATGGTGTGATAAACATCCCTGGTATAAGTCGGAAGCAATAAAAAATGGTAAGTCGGTCGGGAAGATTGTAAAAATACCCACAGAACGACCTTACTCGTTAATGGGTTTCTTGGTATATATCGGAACCTCGCCGTCGTATTGGTATGATTTTAAGGCTGCTAACCATATAGATTTTTCCTGTGTCATTTCTGAAATTGAAAAAATTATAGAAACGCAACAATTTGAAGGTGCTGCAGTAGGTGCTTTTAATGCTAACATAATTTCCCGCAAACTGGGCCTTATTGATAAGCAGAATATTAGCACGCCGGAAGGAGAAGCTATTAATATTCGTTCGACAATAGATACACACAGAATTATATTCGAAAACTACGACAACGAAAAGGAGGAATAATAATGGACCTTGTTTTCCGCTTTAATCGTATTTATGCACCTGTTTTTAATACAGACAAGAGGTATATAGATATTTGGGGCGGACGTGGCCGGGGTGGTTCACATTTCGGGACAGATTATTTTCTAAATCTTATAACGCAACCTAAATATTTCCGTGGCTATTTTGTCCGGCAGGTTTTATCCGACGTCCGGGATAGTCTTTTCCGGGATTTTAAGGACCGGATTGAAGAAAATAAAAGTATTAATATCGACGATTTTCAGATACGCGATAATGACATGCGTATAACTTACTTACCGACCGGCAATACAATTTTAGCAAAAGGAGTTAGTAAGGACGGAAGCAGAACAGCAAAAATGAAATCCTTGGCAGGTGCTACACATGTCTTAATAGAAGAATGCGACGAAATTGGCGAGTCAGACTTTGATCAGCTTGATTTGTCGTTGCGTACGGTTAAAGCGGATAAAGTACAAATTATAAGGGTATTTAATCCGCCTTCGAAGCGGCATTGGATCTGGAGGGATTATAATTTAATAGAAAGTGATATTGAAGGATTCTTCCGTGCTATCCCAAAGGCAACTTCCGATGTCCTTTCGGTATGGAGTACTTACAAAGACAATATATCTAATATTCAAAAGTCTACAATATCGAAATTCGAGTCTTTTTTAGAAAATAACCCTGATTACTATTATAACCAGGTTTGTGGATTAATAAGCGAAGGCTCTAAGGGTAGGATTTATTCCGGATGGCTCCCAATTCCGGATTCCGAATATAATAAATTGGATTTACCTAAAGTATATGGACTTGATTTTGGATACAGTAATGATCCTAATGCGTTTGTAGAGATAAAATACGACGGGCAATATCGGTATGTAAATGAACTACTTTACGAAACAGGATTGGATAATTTAGCTTTAGCACAGCGTCTGTATGCTTTAGGGATAAGAAAAAATAATCTGATTATTGCAGATACAGGGAACGGAGGAGATCTTAGGATCGCAGAAATCCGGCGCGGGTGGAAAGAATTTCCTGAATTGAAGTTTAATATAGTCCCAGCAATAAAAGGCCCTGGTTCAATAAAATTCGGTATAAACAAGATAAAATCAGCCAAAATTTACCTGACTGAGTCTAGTGCTAATGGATGGAACGAATATCAGGAATACAAATGGCTCCTTGATGCCGATAAGCTCCCTACCGATCAGCCTGTAGATAAATTTAACCACATCATGGATGCAATACGTTATACAGAATTAGCCAAGGGATCTTATTTTTAAATTCAACACATTGTTATTATTTAAACATTTTGCATCAAAAATATTGCTTAAAATATTTTTTATATATATTTTTGTTTGAAATTAAACAAGCGATGGGTTTCTTAAATAAACTAAGGAATTTCAGTTTTAGGAGCAAACTAAATGTTGGGTCAGGGATAGATTCTATCGAAGAAGCTATCCGAAATTATTCTTTTATGGAATGGCGTCCCGGTAATGGCCTGCCTGATATCCACATCGATTTAGACTGTATAACAGGTATTACGGAAGCCTATAACAAGTGTTCTTCAATTGCTACAATTATAAACCGTAACTCTTCTGCGCTTGTTAATGGCAAATGGTGGTTAACGGATAAAAAAGACAATGATGTATTAAATAAATACAAAGGAATTGCCGCATTACTGGATAAACCTAATCCAATTCAATCTTGGTCGGAGTTCTTAATGCTCGTGGATGTATACAGGCAATTGTATGGGGAAGCATTTGTTTATGCTGTAGTCCCGGATGGATTTTCTATACAGGATGCTTCGGCACTTTGGGCGATAAATCCAAAGTACGTAAGTATAAAACTATCCGGTAAAATGTATTTGCAATCTAATGCCGACGAAATAATAGAAGGATATATCTTAAGTGTTAATGGGACAGAAATTGAAGTAGATAGTAGGTATGTATTGCATATAAGGGATGTGAACCAAAACATTAACATGTCTCCTAACGATATCCGGGGACGTTCCCGTCTTGTCGGGCTAGATAAATCCGTAAGAAACATTATACAGGCAGAAGAAGCTATTTATGCACTTAACAAAAACCGTGGAGCCCAAGGGATATTGGCAAACCGATCCAAAGATGCAATAGGACATCAGCAAATTGACGACGAAGAAAAAGACAGACTACAACGTAAATTTAATACAAATTACGGACTTCGGTCTAATCAGGATACTGTAATTATTACTAATGCAGATTTAGCGTGGCAGCAAATGTCTTTTAATGTAAAAGACCTTATGTTGTTCGAGGGGATAGAAAATAATATAAAGAGGATTGCCGAAGCATTTAACTATCCGTTTGAACTTTTAAATACAACAAATATAGCTTATTCAAATAAAGTAGAGGCTAAACGCGAACTTTATCAGGGGAATATAATTCCTACTGCAAAAATATACGCAGAAAAATTCACTTCTTTTTTCCAGATCGATCGTGCATTTTTCGTCGTCGATTTTGCAGATGTAGAATGTCTTAAAAAGACGGAATCAGAGCGGGCTGACACTATATATAAGCAAAACCAGGCATTTAAAATTGCATACGAGCAAGGTGTAATAAGCCTTGCAGAATGGCGTTTAGCTATCGGCATGGATGAAGAAATATATAAACCGGATAAAACGGCAAAAAATATAACAGAAAATGAGCAAGAAACAGGAGAAAATAGAAGCGAAGAAAGCAATGAATAGCAATAAAGTATTGGTGAAATACTTTTCTGCTAAAGAAATGAAAGATGTGGACCCGGACAACCATATTATCGAAGTTAAATTTGCCGCTTATGGCATGCCTGACAGCGACCGGGATATCCTGATCAAAGGATGTTTTTCCAAATCAATTTCAGAACGAGGTCCTGAATCGTCGACGAACAGAAAAATAGCTTTTCTTTGGCAACATGACATGCACGATCCTATTGGGAAAATTATAAAAATTGAAGAAAAGGATGACGGTGCCTATGCGACTGTACGCCTTAGCAATTTTGATGCTGTGCCTAATGCCAAGCGTGCTTATTTTCAGCTTAAAGATGGCGATATAAATCAGTTTTCTTTCGGCTTTAGCTATGTCTGGGATAAGATAGAGTACGATGAAGAAAGTGATACATTTATTGTCAAGGAAGTAAAATTGTATGAAATCTCCGTTGTTACCCTGGGTGCAAATGAACTTACTGAATATATAGGGGAATTGGAAAATGAAGATGAAATAAAGAGTTATCTAAAAGAAATATTAATTAAAGACAAAAATAAGTTTAACAAGATCAAACAGATCATCGTGGATATTGAAGCCGAGCCGGAGCAAGCGGGACAGCCACCACTCACTTTAAATCAGGGAAATATGTTTGAAAAACTAGCAAAATTAAGTGAAAATGAAAAGAATGATTAAAGATTTGAGAAAAGGAGGTTTTGCGGGTGCAAAGGCCCGCTATAGCTTTCGATTAGTATGTATTTGTTTCGGATTAATTGCCGTGGCTGCACTATTGTGTGTACTTTCCGGTGGAATTGGTTTAGGTGCAGGTGCAGTTTTAGCCGAGGTTGTCCCTGTTGGTTTTGCGTTACCGGATGGGGTCGATTTCAATGAAAAGGAAAGAGCCGGATTAAAAGCGCTGGCAGATCATTTTAATGCTCAGTTTAAATCTTACGTTGATAATAAAATCAATGAGGAAAAACTGATGGAGAAAATGCAGGAAAAATTAAAGAGCTGGGCTGACGAAAACGGAATCTCGAAGGAGGCTTTTGAAAAAATGCAGAGTTCTTTGAAAGAACAGGGGAAAACAATTACCAGTTTGAAGGAGCAAGGAGTGCCGGTAAAAGGAGCACGAGGTTTAAAATCCGCGTTTGAAAAGAATTACGACAAATTTGTATCTGCGGTTAAAGATAATAAAGTCGGATTTTGTATAAAATCTGTAGATGAACATACTGCAGCAAACATTCAGACTACATCCAATAGCATAACCACTACTTCCGGAGCAACTCTTGCGGAAGAAATAGGAGAGAATAACGAATTATTTATGAAACGGCGTGGCCGGGAATACATCCATGATATAGCCAATGTTACCGTTGTTGATGAAGTGCCTGAATCTTTTAACTTTTACGAAGAAGGAGACGAAAAAGGAGCTATTGCCGTTGTGTCTGAAAATGGATTAAAACCACAGGTACATTTAAGCCTGATTAAAAATAAAGTGGATGCAAAAAAAGCTGCTGGTTATATCGTTGTTACCGAGGAAATGCTAAAATGGCGTTCGCGTGCCTGGGCCCAAATTCAGCGTCTTTTTAATGATAAAGTATGGAGAGACTATGAGAAACTATTGACAGAAGATTTGCTGTCTAATGCAACTGCTTACACTACCACAGCGCTCGATGATACAATTGCTGCACCGACTGATTTTGATGCAATAGTTGCTTCAGTACTGCAACTTGAAAGCTTGGAATATAGACCGGACGTGCTGATTATTAATCCTGCGGATAAATGGAAACTTGCATTGACTCAGGCAAATAACGGCACTTTTATTCTGCCCTATATTCAGAATGGCGGAGAATTTTCTTTGCTTGGTCTTCGTGTAATTACTACTACCCGTATTGCATCCGGAACGTTCCTTATCGGAGAATCTGATACATGGTTTATTGAAGAAGAAGCACCACAAATAAGGACCGGGCTTGTTAACGACGATCTTATCCACAACCGGATGACAATTATCGGCGAATTATTCTTCCTATCCTATGTACCATCTAACAATGCCGGATCTTTTGTTAAGAGTACATTCAGTACAGTAAAAGAAGCATTAAAAGCTCCTGAGGCAGGAGTTGGAGGATAGATAACTCCGGGGCTTAGGTCCCCGGATAGTTTAAATTAGTAACATATTAAAAAATAATACAATGGAAACAAAGGTAGAAAAAGAAGCAAGAGTTGTTTATAAGGACGATATGGTAAAGATTGTTTATACAAACAAAAGTGTATATCACAAGGAAGGGGAAGAGGATTTTGTGCATCGGTTACAGGCCGAGAAGTTGGTAAAAAAAGGAGTTGCAAAAATGTCGCGCGGTAACTGATATGTTTCTGGATAACACATATTTTCAAGGAGAATTGTCGATCCCGAACCTGATATTCGTAGAACCGAAAGGAGTTGGAACGATGATCCAAGCCGTTAACGAACAGTCTTTCGATTGGTATTTGGGGAAATACGAAGTGAAATTCATGAATGAATTACTTGGTAGTGAGATGTATGCCAGAATGATGAAGGAGATAGAAGACGGGAATGAGTGGGGTAAGTTAAGGAATAAGATTTTTGTGTTTACAGGTTCGGGTAATAGCTATTCTCCTGCTGCAAACTATGTGTATTTTTACTCAATCCGGAGCATGCAGACACAGACATCACCCGAGGGAGAAGTTAGAGGCCGTAAAGATTATTCTTCTATCGTTTCTGTATCCCCAAAACTAGTAAGAGTATGGAACGATATGGTTGATATGATTGCGGATATCAGGGAATACGTAAATCAGAATGAAGTTCTGTACGGGAAATTGGGCGATGATGCAAGGTTGTTTAAATACATTAATACGTTTGGAATATGATTTCTCCTAATAAGCTTATCGGTAGCCTCGTTTTTCGTACTCGTAATGCGCTTGACTGGAATAAAGAGTTTAAGGACAATTTATTAAGTTATCCTTACAGTAAAAATTGTTTGGTAAACAATCATTTTTTATTGTGGCATTATCCGGGTACAAATAACGAGATATCGAATGCATTACTTGAAATCGGTAAGCATCCGAACGGAGCAAGACTAAAATTCCCTTCTTTTTTAAATTTTCAGCCAATCCGGCAAGAAAACAGGGGGAATGAGGTGACTATATTTTACAATATTGCAATTGTTGGTACTGTAAAAAGTACCTGGATGACTGAAAAACGGGAACACGAAGTATTTGAAAAGGTGCTCCGTCCTGTTTATGAAGAGTTTATTAGGCAAATACAAGCTTGTAGATATTTCAAAACAGACTATGGGAAACCTGATCATACATACTATGAAATTTTTACTACTGGAGAGAGCGCCGGAGAAATAATAAAGAGATACGGAGATAATATTGATGCAATAGAAATACATGGTATGGCTTTAAAGCTTAATACGAATCTGTGCAAATCCGATTTCCTTACAATCGAACGCGAGAATGCTGCAGTAACATCTGGTATTAAAGGAATTTTAAATTTTAGAGAAGAATGAGTATTGGACAAATTAAAAGTAATTGCAAAACAGCAACTCCCCTCACCGGGGCTGAAAGTTGTGCAAAACAGGAAGGGAAAGTATCAGCTTTGATTGTAACTGGCTTGAATGCGTACTTCCCTCTTGAAGATACGGATTTTACCGATGAATTAGGAACCCATGTTTATGAATCCGGTCCTAACCGGATTTATCCGATTAAAAATATCGTTGGGATGACCATTTCCGGTGGGGATATCAATGCCCCGGACCTCGGTACATACGGAGGCCCAGCACCGACAAACCTAAATGCGAAAAACGTGGCTTATCAGATTAATGCCGGCGATTGCATGTATAAAGAACTGGCAAAATTTAATAAGCGGAAAGTACGTGTAATTAGAGTGGACGACGAAGGATATGCCTATGGTACAATAGTAAAAAGAGGAAGCGAATATTTTTTCGCAGGATATGAAGGAACTTTGTACACACAACGTACGCCGACAGATGGTTCAACTGCATATAATCTGTCTCTTTTCGTATATTATACTCCGAATAACGAAGATGAAGAAAAAAACATGGCTGCAATAAATGTTGGTCTTGTGAATGTCCCTGACGGACTTTTAGGTGTTACTTTAAAAAAAGGGACAGCGAGTGGCTCGGCAACTGTAATTACAGCATGCGGAGCAGAAGACATTACTTCGGAATATGGGGAGAAGTGGAAGGCAACGATGTTTTTAAATGCTTCAGGAGGATCCCCTACGACAGTTACATATAATCAATCTACCGGTACTTTGACATTTGAACCCGCTGCAGCATACAGGATCGCGCCGGCGTCTGTATTAAATGCAGATATTCCCGGGATTGAAGGTATCAATGAACTAACCGATCTGTCATGAAAGTTATAATGGGGAAATACGTGATAGACGTAAATGAAAGTGATATACGAAAGTCACGTAAAACATCATGGGTCAGCCAACGTGTGAAGGCTTTTGAGTGGACAGGAATTGACCGGGACGTACTTACGGAGAAATTTTCAGAAGTATTTGACAGTATTAAGGAATCTGATACCAAAGAGTCCGAATAGTTTTATTTTGTTATTTTATCTGGAGGGGGTGGGTAGTTCCACCCCTTTATATTATGGGGATAAGGGAATTAATAAGAAAATATACGAAAATTCAGGAAAATATAAAAAATATTCCTGCAGTAATTAATGGAATTGTAGCAAGGGATAAGGATATATTACTTTCCCTTAATAGAGATCAGATGTTGTTGGGACGTAATGCAGAAGGTGAAGTATTAACACCTTCATACCTTAACGATCCGTATTTTAAAAGCAATTTACAGGCAGAAGCATATGCCCGGATGAAATACAAACTCGAACAGGAGCATAAAGCGCGTATTGAAAATCCGACACTATATCCGTACAAAGACAAGGATACCCCCAATCTTATTGTGACCGGTCCGTTTCAGGACAATATGTTTATTTTACCGGAAGGAGAAAGTTTTATTATTGGCTCATCATATCGAGATTCAAACGATATAGAGAATAAATATAACAATCTTGTATTTGGGATATCTCCTGAATCAAAAGAATATTTCTATAAAAATTTTATCCATCCTGCTCTATTAAAACTATTACAATGAGTTGCGATTGTTTAAAGAAAAAGACTACAGAGGCTGACAAAATAATGAATCAGGCCCGTATTGAAAGTGAAATTGAAAAAAAAGATTATGTCGTATATGAAGAAGGGAACAAAACATTCTATGACCGGAAATCGTGTTGGCAAAAAGCGGGGAAACCCGGCAAAGTCAGAGGAATTATATTCTATTTACAGTAGTTGCTATGATTGTCCATTGAAGGTCTATATAGAAATTGTATGTAATAATAATCTGGATGCTCTTATAATTTCTGGGAATCCACCAAAAACAGTATTAGAAGATGCGAATAATAAAATAATTTCCGGCTATGCGGAATTATCAGGGAGTAGTATATCAACGAGATATAATGTTCTGCTTAAAGATATTTATTCATACAGATCTCAGATTGTCGGACTGACATTATGTCTGCAAATACTTCCTATTACTCCGGATGCTGCAGTTGGAAATCTTTCTAAACTGGGAATGAGGTGTTCCATTCCTGAGAATAATGAAGATATGGATCGTTTAATCAGAAAAATTGATTCCCGCATAAAAGACAGATCAATCCGGCTGAAAAAGGCACAAAAGGAATTTGATAGTATCCAAAAAAGTAATAAAAGTAAAGCAATAACCCCTAAAGATTTTTATGATCAGCTTGCGATAATAAGCCGGTGGGCCGGATTCAGAATTTCAGTGGACATTACACTTGCAGAATATGCTGTATATATTAAGCAGATGTCGGAATATGTAGAACAGTCAAAATCAATGATCAATGGCAAGAAGTACTAAAAATATGGAATTGGTACCACAGGAGGTACTAAATGAATTGATGGCATTGGATGTCCAGTTAGACAAAACAAAATCTAATCTACTGGAAATTTTAAAACCGGTTGTTGATATTAATAATGAATTACAGAAATCAGCTACAAATTACAAAACACTTACCGATTTAATCAATAAACAGAATCAGGTCGAAGCCAAAGCTATTGCCGAATTAGAAAAACACAGAGAGATAATCAAACAAATGAAAATTCTTCAGGACAAATTAATTTCTTCTCAAAGCCAGCAGGCTAAAGAGATAGAAATGTTGAGGTCCATACTTGAAGAACGTAAAAAATATAATGATGAAATTCAAAAGTCCGTAATAGCTAAACAAAAAGAATTTGAAGAGTCAACTAAAAGTGCAGATGGCATTAAACAGGAAGGGATTGCTTATAAAGAAATGGCCTCTGCAGCAAATAAAATCATAGGACTACGTAGTCAGAATATATCTTCCTTGATAAAAGAACAAGCTGCATTATCATCAGTGAAAGCAGAATTATCAAAGCTGAATAGAATAGAAAATGAAGGGAAAGAATTAACAGAAGAGCAAGTAGCTAGAAAACGAGAGTTGATAAATTCCGAGAAAGAGCATAAACAAATAATATCAGGTTTAAATCAGGTGATTCAAAACGATATTAAACTGAATCAGGCTGCTTCTGGATCAATGAATGAGATGGCTCAGTCTTTAAGTAAAGCAAGAATTGCATACCGAAATTTGACAGAAGAAGAAAGAAATTCACCATTTGGCCAAGAACTGTTAAAGTCAATACAAAAAACAGATTCGAAAATCAAAGAATTTGATGCATCTATTGGTAACCATCAACGTAATGTTGGTAATTATGCAGGAGGTTTTAATACTTTACAATATAGCGTCCAACAAGTTGCCAGAGAACTTCCATCATTGACAATGAGTCTTAGTCAATTTTTTCTGGCTATTTCAAACAACATACCGATCTTATCCGATGAAATAATAAAAGCTAAGAATGCAAATGCAGCATTAAGAGCAGAAGGAAAGAAAGGGATACCAGTTTGGAAACAGCTTATATCTTCCGTATTCTCCTGGCAAACAGCTTTAGTCGTTGGAATAACTGTAATTACTGCATACGGGAAAGAAATTAGTAATTTCTTTAAATCATTGTTTGGAGCTAAGCAGGCATTAATCGAGGTAAGTGAAGTACAAAGGATATTTGGTGAAAATATAGCTAAAGATACAATTGAGTTGGATGTAATGATTGACAAATTAAAAAATACGACAAAGGGGACAGAAGATTATAACAAAGCCCGGATGAAAATAATTGATAAATATGGTGATTATCTGAAAGGGCAAAAAGATGAGATACGTAATCTAGAAGATTTGGATGCTGCATATAAGATATTAACTCAGTCGATAATTCAGAACTCTATTCAAAAAGGTTTACAAGAAGCTAATTCCAAAATGATAGAAGAGTATAATAAAGGGATGGAATCTGCGTTAGATGGTGTACTTGAAAAATTTGAGGAAAAATATGGTAAAGAAAAGGGAGCTGAAAAATTTATGACTTTTAAAATTGGGATTACATCCGATGATAAGGAGTTAAGAGAGGCTGCAGAAGAAATTTACAGAGAATTTAATGAAAGAACGATAGGAGCACGAACTAATGAATTAAGCAAAGCATGGCTCAATATAAGTAAAACAAATGAAAAATTGAAAGAAACTCAGAAGACAATTTCAATAATGGAAAATTCTTATCGTAAAGTTTTTGGGACTGATACGGTTAAGAAATCAGATTCATTGCTTGGGAAGCAGCAGGCTTTAAGGAAAGAAGCAGAATTGTTACCTGAAAGTACAGAAGAGGAACTCAAATTGAAAAATAAACGTTTAAAGCAAATAGATGATGAAATAAAACGCCTTAAAGAGCTTGGTATAGAAACTGACAAACAAGCAAAGTCGAGAGAAAAAGAGGAAAGAAAAATTCATGATTATATTATAAAACTTCAGGAGAGGGAAAGAAATGCTTATAACCAAATGCTTTCTCTGAAAGAGAAAGAAGGTAGCGAAGCTAATAAAAGAATCGTTCAGGATGAAAGATTTTCTTATGAGGAACGCATCGAGGCCCTGAATAAATATAGTGAAGCTTTAAAAGCATCTGTAAAAACCAATGCATATGCTCAAATTGAGAAATTAATAAGAGAAACAACTATCGGATTAGGTAAAGATCCGGATAACGAAAAAGACCGGGCTGAAGTTGCCCAGAAGGTTTCAAATCAGGTCCTTTTAATAAGACAAAAAGAGGCATTGGAAATAGAAAAGATTACAGAACAGAGTGCTAAAACCCAATTACAAATAGAGGAAGATAGAGTAAAAAAAATGCTTAAGTCTGTTCAGGAAGAAGCAGATGCGCGAAGTAGGGCTATATCCGGGAAAGAATCAACAGAATACGATTATCTGGCCAAAGATTATAAAAAAGGTTTAATGTCCGAGGAAGTATATCAGTCTAAAAAAAAGGCTATTTCGGATAAATATGCTTTAATACGTTTTGATGAAGAACAAAAAATGTTGGAGCAACAATTAAATACTTTTGGTCTGAAAGAAGAAGAAAAGAATGATATTGAAAGACGTTTGGCTGACAATCGCCTAGAATATGAAAAATGGGTAAATGAACAAGAGATTGCTGCAGCTGAGGCATTGGCAGAAAAGAAAAAAGAGCTTTTGCAGGATGTATTCAATTTCGGTCAACAGCTTATCGAGCAACGTTTCCAGAACCAACTTAATGCCCTTGAAGAAGAGTCTGAGGCAAATGATGAATGGTCTGAGCGTGAGAAAGAACGTATTGACCGTTTGGAAGAAGCCGGTGCAATTTCAAAAGAGCAAGCGGATGCCAGAAAAGCAGTTGTGGATGATCAGGCTGCAGCCAGAGAAAATGAATTAGAGAATAAACGTGCTGAAATAAGGAAAAAACAAGCTGTATTTGAAAAAGCTATTGCTGTGGCAGATATTATGCGAGAGCTTGCTTCTGCGATTTTTAAAATTCAAGCAGAAGCTGCAGCAGCTGCTGCGATTCCTTTTGTTGGGGCTGCATTAGCAGCAGCAGCTTTAAGTCAAATACCTTGGATAACTGCAATGGCTGGAGTACAAGCTGCAACAGTTCTAGCAACTCCTATCCCTGAATATGCCCAAGGTACAGAAGATCACCCGGGAGGTCTGGCTATTGTTGGAGATGGTGGGAAATCTGAAATGATTATAGCAGGAGGAAAAGTTTTCCGCACTCCATCGACGGATACACTGGTCGATTTACCGCCTCATTCTGTCGTATTACCGGATTTTAATGCGGGAATGAATACATTGAAAGCTCCTGATATCCATATGAGTGATCGGGCTATTTCTTTTGAAGAACTTTCAGCTTTATTAAAGGAGGGTAACCAAAAAACTGATACATTATTGAAAATGTTCCGTCAGAACATTAAAAATGAGTTGTATGCAAGAGAATTAAATAAAGTAAATCGTATTACAAGATGAAAATAGTAAGAGATTATATAAAATGTGTTGTTATAGAAGGGGGAGCATATGAAAGAGGGGAATTTGCCGGCAATATGTGGTGTAGAGTAAATGAAAATGGAGAATTTGAAACCCATCAATATAGTTTGTCAAGACTATATATATTAGATAATAGAAAAAAAGATGGGACGTTAGGGCTATATAAACAAGTTGAATACAATGGATATTTAAGGGATAGCGCTGAGATTGTAATGCTTGATTCCAATTTAAATGTTTTGGACCATATTAAAAATACGGGGGATGGGCCTATAACTAACGTAACATTTAATATACCTGAAAATTGCAGGTATGTATATTTATCTTGTGCGTCAGATTACGAAAAGAACTACTACTTAAGAGTTTTTGAGGGAGATTTTATTGATGTAACTCAAAATATTGAAAATCTGGATTCTTTAGAGAATGTATTGTCGCGTGATGGTGTATCCGGTGTTATATCAGAGGTTTCTTTTGAAATAAGTTTTGTTTTATCTGCAAAAGATTTTGTAAAAGACATTTTCTTCCGTAAAGGACTTTATGGGAAAGCTTTGTTAAAAATTTATCGGAGAGGTAATTTTGACAATGATTACAAACTAATAAAAGATATAAATCTTGATTTTAGTACATACCAAGAATATGCAGATCGGGTTACAGTGGAAGCAGCAAAATTTGATTTACTTGAAATAATTAATTCAGAGGGGAAAACAAAATATGAAGTACCAGTATCAGAAATCTCTGATACTAAAAAGTGGAAGTATGAAAGAATGAATTTTATTAATAACGGCGTTTATGAATTACCGACATCTCCGATAGAAACAATATCTTCAACATCCAGTATAATCCTCCCATTAAGTTTATCAAGTTCTGAACTAATTCCTGGGGAAGAAATTGATTTTAAATCTCAATCTTTTGGCGGTAGTAGTAGTGATGATTATTTTGTCCTTAATGCAGGGAAA